TTAATTGCTAATAGACCTAACTTTCAACAGGCATTAAGAACTGAACATGCTATTGCTGAAATTTGTGCAAGACAAGTTACTACTAAATGGAATTTTGATACGCCCAAAGCCAAAAAATTCTATGAACAATTAACTGCTGAGATGAAAGTTATTGAAGATGAGATTAACCCTACATTAAAACCTAGAAAAGTTTTAATTGATAAAGAACCTAAGAAAGCTAAGTACCTACAAGATGGTAGATTTAGTGCGGTTAGTGCTAGAATGTTAAGTGAATTTTTAGGTACTGAAATAAAACAAACTGATACTGATAAATGGAAACCTAATAAAACGTTTCAAAGATTTAATATGGTTGAAGCTAATTTAGGAAATATGGATCAAGTTAGAGGTATGTTACTTGATTCGGGATGGATCCCAAGCATGTATACTCCAAAACATGAGCCTAAGATAACAGAAGATACGTTACATACTATTAAGGGTGATATTGGACAAAAGGTTTTAAAATATTATCAGTTGAGATCTAGACACTCTGTTATTAGAGGTTGGATAGAGTTAGCTGAACTTAACAATGATAGAGTTTATGTTGAGGCTTTTAATATTGGGACACCAACTTTTAGACAAAGACATAGTAAAGTTGTTAACGTACCTAACTCAAATGCATTTTTTGGATCTGAAATGAGATCCTTATTTATTGCTGATGAAGGTAAAGTTATGGTTGGTTGTGATAGTTCGGGTAACCAAATTAGAGCATTATGTCATTACTTAAATAATAAAGAAGTTAATGATCATGTTTTAAAAGGTGATATCCATCAACACAATGCTGACACTGTAGGTGTATCAAGACCTTTAGCTAAGGGTTTACTTTATGCTACAGTATTTGGTGCGGGTTTTGCTAAGCTTGGTAAAATGGTTACTGGTGTTGAAGATGTTGAAAAAGGTAAAGAAGTTAAGAATAAACTTTATAATGCCTTACCAGGTCTTAAAGAACTTGTTGAGAAGTTGAATAGATTTTTCTACACAACTAAAAATAAAGATGGTCTTGGCTTTATTCCAGGGCTTGACGGTAGACGTATCTATGCTGAGTCTAGTTTTAAATGTCTGAACTATTTACTGCAAACTTACGAAAGTTGTACTGTAAAAACCGCTGTAGTTAATGCTTTTAAAATGTTTAAAGATGAGAATATCGAAGTTGATATACTTGGATTAATTCATGACGAGGTGCAAGTACAGACTAAACCTAAGAACGTTGAACGAGTTAAAGAAATATTAAGTTATTCTTTTGGTGATTATATTACTAAAAAACTAGAACTTAATATTCAAATGAGTGGGGATGCCAAACACGGAAATTCGTGGCTTGATACTCACTAGTTAAATGGGTTAGCGGTAAAACGTTAACCCAACAAAATTATAGAAAGATCAAAATAATGAATAAAAACAATATGATAGGGATAATTGACGGTGATGTATTGATATACAGGGCATGTCATAAAGCTTTAAAAGATAACTTAGATGTTAAGACTACATTTGATGAAATATACCAAAGTGTAAAAGATGAAATACAATGTGATAAATATTCATTACATGTATCTGCACGTGGAAATTTTAGAAGAGATATTAAACAAGATATTTTAATCTATAAAGGTAAGAGAAAAGAAAAACCTGTTAACTTTAAAGAGTGTAAAGATTATGTTTTACAAGAATATAAACCAGTTAGTAAAGAGGGTTATGAGGCTGACGATACTGCTTCTGTTGAGGCTACTGAGTATTTAAATAAAGGACAACTATATGTTTTAATTACTGTTGATAAGGATTGGATGATTATAGGTGGTTTGTTTTATAATATGATGCATAAGCACGTTAAAGCAATATCTAGATTTGATGCTTGTTCGTTTTTTAATACACAACTTTTAACAGGAGATTCAGTGGATAATATACCTGGTTTACGAGGGGTCGGTGTAGTCAAGGCTAGTAATTTATTAAAAGGTAAAACCTTAACTAAACAATTTGAATCTATAATTAGATTATATAAAAAACATCATCCTGAAGATTATATCGAGAGATTAAATGTAATGGGTAAAATGCTTTATTTAATTAAAGATTATAAAGATAATTCTGATTGGAATATAGAATACTGGGAAAGGTTTATAAAAAATGTGTAAACGTGAAAGTAAACTGAAATATTACAGATCAGTTAAAGGTATTTGCAGTCGATCATTTAATCACTGCAAAGACCGTGTTAAGAAATATAGATTAGACTTTGATTTAGACTTAGAATATTTAAGATCTATTTATCCTAAAGATAGTAGATGTCCTATTTTAGGTTATGTAATGAAACCTAGTCAAGGTCTTTTAGGTGGCGATAATTACAGTCCTACACTAGATCGTAAAGATCCTAGTAAAGGTTACATTAAAGGTAATGTAGAATTTGTATGTTCGTTAGCAAATAAAATGATGAGTAATGCAAGTGGTAAAGATTTAGTTCGTTTTAGTAAATGGATTGATGAGAGGTATAATAATAATATAACATGAGAGGTATAATATGGGTAAGGACACTAACTTTATAAAGCATACAAGTTGTGAATGCGGAAGCAGTGATGGTAATGCGGTATACAGCGATGGATCTACGTTTTGCTTTGTTTGTAAGAAAACACAACGTAAAGGTACAGAAAATACGGAAGTTGTTTTTGATGTTGTCCAAACTAATCTAAACTTAGATGAGATTGAATCATTACCTGTTGATAGCTTTAGAGGTATATCTAAACAAGTATTATACAATTCTGGTGTTAAGGTTGAGTACGATCAAGATAGAAATATTATTAGTCATTACTATCCAATTACAATTAATAAAAAAGTTAAAGCTTATAAGAAAAGAATAGTAGCAACTAAAGATTTTAGAGTTGTTGGTAAAGCCGAAGTCCCTGAGTTATTTAATCAATCTAATTGTTCTAGGTATAAAAACTTAGTTATTACTGAAGGTGAGATAGATTGTTTATCTATAATTGAAATGCTTACTAAAGCCAAAGCCAAGTTTGATGTTGTATCAATTGTTAATGGTGCTCAATCGGCTAGACGTAATATTGCTAGTAACCTCGATTTTATTAACAAATATGAACGAGTAATACTGGCATTTGATAATGATGAACCAGGAATTGCTGCTGCTAATGATGCCGCCCATGTTATAAAGCCTGGTAAATGTCACATTGTTAATAGTGTTTATAAGGATGCTAACGATGCTTTATGTAAAGAGCAATTAGCTATAGATAGCTATTTATCTGATATCTGGGGTAGTAAGGTTTACAAACCTGATAATTTCGTTAGTGGTGAAAAGATCTGGGATTCCTTTAAAGAAAGATCTACAGTTAAATCTGTGCCTTATCCTGCATGTCTTAAAGGTGTTAATGATAAAGTATTTGGCCAACGTTTAGGTGAGATAACTTTATTTACTTCAGGAACTGGATCTGGAAAGTCTACTGTTGTTAAAGAAACAATATTAAACTTATTAGATAAAACTGAATCTAAAGTAGGATTAATATCATTAGAGGAATCTATTGGTGATACTGCTACTAAACTTATTGGTATGTCTATAAACAAAAATATTAGAATGCCTGAAGATGTTACTGAAGAAGAAGCACGTAAAGGTTATGAAAAGGTATTTGCTGATGAAAGATTAATTCTTTTAGACCATCAAGGATCTGTAGCTGATACATCTTTATTAGATAGGATTGAATACTTAGCAGCCTTAGGTTGTCAATATTTAATTCTTGACCATATCACAATCGCTGTAAGTGAGGGTGTTGATGGGGCAACTGGTAATGAAGCAGTTGATAAGGTTATGAGTTCTTTGTTGAAAATTGTTAAAAGATATAATGTCCACTTGACACTGATATCACACTTGAGAAAAAGTTCGGGTGAGGGTAAAAGTTTTGAAGAGGGTATTATGCCTAATCTAGATTCTATTAAAGGATCTGGATCAATTAAACAAATAAGTTTTGACATTATAGGTTTTGCTAGAAACATGATGGCATCTGAAAAATCTGATAGAAATATTGTAAAGTTTGCAGTGTTGAAGTCTAGGTTTAGCGGAGATACAGGCCCGTGTGGACAGGCAAGTTATAATGTAAACACTGGAAGATTGAATTATAGTGAAAGTAATTTAGCCTTTGAAGAAGTGTAATAACCAGTTTCGGTTAGAAGTTAGTAATGTACGTAAGACTAGATATAGCAGGCAACTAACAGACAATGATACAAGGATGATAAATAGACTATCCTCTCTCAGTCTACATCAGTATTAGAAAACCGAAGCAGCTGAGCAACCTGTTTAAAAGGCTCACATAATTTTGAAAGGATATATGACAAATAGTGAAATGTTTGATGAAATAGAAAAGGAAGAAAAAATGAGAAACACATTGATTAATGCTGTTAAGAAACATGCTGAGGGAATTATTGCAAAGCATAAGGCTAATGTAGAAATTATATTAACTAAGACTGTAGCAGTAGCTGAACACCCTGATATTATTGAAACAATAGAAAAAGAATTAGATATTATAGCTAAGTATAATGATCAGTTAGAAATATTAAAAAAGTATTTTAAATAAAATGTAAGGGGGCTTTTAAACCCCCTACATATTCTTATTTTAAAATTAATTTTACTATAGATTTTTCACCTAAATATATTTCTGTCTCAGCCATACTCTTTATACACTGATACTTTATATGTTCTTTTGAATCACGTTTAGCTACACGTGCATGTTTTAAACACAGACCCATTGACTCCTGAATCCTGTGTTCTTTTATTTCCCCATTAACGATCATTAACAAGGCTATTACTATCTCAGTTACCATAACTTTTACCGTTTTCCCTTACTTTATCTTTTAGATGCTCAATATCTTCTAAAGCTTTATCTAGTTGTTCTCTTAAAAATTCTATATTAACTTTATTAGTCATATTCATTTCTTGAGTTTCTTCCATCTTCTCAACCGTTTTATATAAATCCTCAATTAAAAAATGTTGTTCCTGATCTGTAGGAACTTGTTCACTTTTCTTTAACAGATCATTTTCAAATAACTCTCTTGAAGTTTCCAAACTTGTAAGCCTTGCAGTTAATTCAGTATAGGCAAGAATCCCCATAGAAATACCTACGATCAATCCAATCATATTCTTGATAGGCATTGCTACTGAAGTGTTTTCAGATACTTTCATACTCTAGGCCCTCCAAATAAAGCAAGTAAACATAGCATCACTATTAATATAGCTGTAAATCTATAGTCCATTTGCGTCTCCATTATTTTTTTCTTTTCTTTTTTAATATTTTAACTCTTGATTGCCAACACCATTCAGTTAACTTAATCGAGTAAGTTTCTATTTTTGATATTGTATTATCAATAGCACCAAATAAATTATATATTATTTTATCCATTATTATATTCTCCCAAATAATTCCATTATAATTGTACCCATTCCGAGTACAACCATTCCAATCATACCAAGTACAGCCTTTTCATTTCTTTGCATTTGTGCTTTTAAATCATCTATTTTTTTATTAGTTTGATTCTGCATTATTCTGCATAATTTTTCATGATCATCTATTCTTTGATGTGCTGAATTCTTAGCCATTATTTTTTACCTTTAAATATTTGTGTTCCCTTAATACCATAAATAGATGCTACTACTAGAATCCATAAATTAGTAAACCAACTAGGGAGTGTAGCAAACATATCAAAAAATAATTTTACTTTATCCATAGCAGTTGGATCATCACTTACCACTGCCCAAGCCAGAATTGCTATTGGCAAACTGAGAATTATTAAAACTGCCTCATCTTTCCAATCTTCATTTCTAGATTCTAAAAGTTTCCCTTGGTATTGTTCTTCACCTCTAGCCATTTTAGATGCATGCATTAATTGTGCATCTGACATAGCCATTTTTGTTCTTTGTTTATTAGCATAAATTTTTGATCCTGCATTTACTGCTAATTTAATTGCACTTAACCACATATTATTATCTCCTTAAGATTTTAATCCGTATACTACAACTTTAGAAGCTGTACTTAAAGTACCTGTTCCAGGCCCAAAAGTTATTTTTTCTGCAGCACCACCAGTCATTTTAGCATATCCAAATACCTTAACTCTTTTAGCCATTTCAGTATTATTATTTGAGCCAGATATAATATCCGTTTTTATAGCCATATGACTAGAGTTACTTGATTTATAATCAATCCATACTTCACCATTAAGAGTCATACCTTGTGCAGTTTGAGGATATTCCCCACCTGTTCCTAATAGAAAACTACCAGTTCCAGATTGAGCATTAACATAATCTGTAGCAGAAGACTGAGAATAAAACCATCCAAAACTTTGTTTAGTTGGTTCAATACCATAATAACATGCAACTCCAGTTACACTTGATCCATATGGAGTAAGTGATGGCATAGAGCTTCCAGTAGTTGCAACTCCACTACTAATATCTTGAAGTTTTAATAAATAACTATCATATGTTGAACTAAAAATACTTGCACAAGTAATTGTATTTGCACTAGCATCTTTACTAAAAGTTCCTATTTTAACAAAATCAGCTGATCCACCACCGCCTGATAGTTCTGTACCACTTACAAATATTGCCATTATTCAATCTCCTTTAGGCAGAATTTAAACTTCTTACCATTTTTGTTGTTAATAATAAATAGATCTTCAGCACCTTCTTGAATTGTCCAATTACCAGTAGTTCCGTCAACAGAGTTACCTTCTTTGTGTCTTTCATTAGATAAGTGTAAGTCACCAGTATAAATGTTTTGCCATTGTAAACTTGTAGAACCTAAGTCTTGAGCATTATCAGTGAACGGCATTATATTAGCTGCAGTTCTTAATACAGTAACATTACTATCACCTAAAGTGATTTCATTTGAAACTGTAGCCGCAGAAGGTTGAGCCTCACGTCCTATAATAATATTATTACCCCCAGAAGTAAGACTATGTCCTGCTCTTTCACCTAATGCAGTATTAGCATTACCACTGTTTTGTTGTAAGGCTTGAGCACCTACAGCAGTATTTTCATCAGCACCTGTTGTATTAGCAAGAGCAAAGTGACCTATAGCAGTATTACGTCCTGAAGAAGAACCTGTAAAACTTTGACCTGCACTATTACCTATAAGAGTATTAGCTATAGTATTTCCATCTAAAGCCGTACCCGCATTATTTCCTAAAGCAACGTTACTAGAACCTGTAGGGTAATTACCATCAAGTTTTATAGTTCCACCATCAACACTAACATTACCTGCAACAGTTAAGCCATCTGTAACTGCTGTACCTGTAACATCTATACCTGTTGATGTTGTTTCTAATTTTTTATTATCATCGTAATAAATTTCTACTGCACCATCAGCAATTCCTTTTAAATAAGTTTCAGTAGCATTGTATTTACCTAATCTAAGATCATTTCCTTCTATATTTAAATCACCAGTTCCACTATGTCTAATATAACTATTAAGACTATTATGAAACATTTCTAAATCACTTCCAGTACCGAATCTTAATCTATTAACTAAACCACCAGTGCTATCACCAAATAAAATAATATTACTATTTGTATCTAAGGTTCCACCAAGTTGAGGTGATGTATCATCTACAACATCTCCACCACCGCCACCTGCGGCTGCTAAAGTTATATTAGTACCATTCCAAGTTAATACATCACCATTAGTTGCACCTGAACTTAATCCAGGTATTCTTAATGAAGTTATATTAGTATCACCTAAAGTTATTTCATTATTTACAGTTGAAGCACTTGCTTGAGCATTATAACCTATACAGATATTATTATCTCCATTAGTTATTGTTTCACCCGCATCCATACCTATCATGGTATTTTGAAAACCAGAATTTATAGAATCTCCTGCATCTTTACCTATAGCAACATTTGAGTGACCACCTTGTAAATTTATTAAAGCATTTGCACCTACACTTGTATTATTATCACCAGTAGCAGAAGATCCACCTTGAGATTTATATCCAATAGCACTATTACCACTACCGCCTGTTCTTAATTGACCTACCATGCTACCGACAAAAGTATTTTGACTGTTATCACCATCAAGCATTAACCCTGCATCATAACCTAATGCTACGTTGTCATCACCAGTAGTATGATTTACTAATGCTCTATATCCTATAGCAGTATTTCTTACACCATTAGTAGCTTCATCTCTTAATGCATCTGTACCTATACCTATACTACCACCTGCATGAAACGCATCAGTTAAATCATCAAGTCCAATTGTAGGTACACTAGGTGTAGCAAGTACAATTTTAGATCCATCATATGTTAATACATCATTAGTTGAAGCACTTGAACTTAATCCAGGTATTCTTAAAGAAGTAACATTAGCATCACCAATCGTAACTTCATTATTAACTGAAGCTGAACTAGGTTGAGCACCTGAACCAACAAAACTATTATTATAACCACTAGTTAATTGTTGACCTGCAGCCTTACCAATAGCTGTATTACTATAACCACTACTAGCTAAATTTGACATAGCACCTGCACCCATAGCAGTATTGTCTGAAGCCGTTGTTTGTGTCAATAATGCATTATGACCAATAGCTGTATTACCATTACTAGTTGAGTTCATCATTGTTGCTCTACCTATAGCAACGTTTTGTTGACCAGTAGTATTTTGTCTTAATGCTTGACTACCAATTACAATATTATCACCACCAGTAGAAGTATCTCGACCTGCAGTATAACCTATAAATACACCATGAGAGTTAGTATTATTTTTACCTGCTTGGTAACCAATACCAACAGTTGAACCTTGAGTAGTCATACTAGATAAAGCTTCTTTACCTAATGCAACGTTGTTATCACCTGTAGTAAGATTTGTGCCTGCATCTTTACCAATACTAATATTATTTACACCATCAGTAAGTGAGCCTAAAGATGAATCACCAATTGATATATTACTACCACTGTCATCTGTTCCTGTCGTGCTATGATTAGCACCTATATGAATATTTTTCTCTCCATCAAGGGCTGTAAAAATATTTACATCATTTAATTTACCAATACTGTCAGTTTCTTTAATTACAGATAAAGGTAATTTTAATTCTATATATTGTGACATTTAAAATTCTTTCTTGTTTATATGCGGCCCATATAATTAATATATGAGCCACATAAATAGTATTATTATTTGTTCATTAATACCCATCCGAAAGTATTACTTCCAGACCAGATTAATCTAAATGCAGCACCATTAACGGCTACACTTAAATCAGAAGCTGAACTTGCAATAGGATTACCATTTCTTCCAATAGTAATATTATTAGTTGCAGCTGAATTAGATGAATCAATAACATGTACTTCATCACCAACACTTGGAGATGCAGGTAAAGTTACAGTTAAAACTCCACTAGCAGTGTTAACAAAGTAACCTGTATTTATTGCAGCAGAAAACGAAGCAGTTTTAATTCCTGAATCAAATGCTAAACCTGCAGCCGCAGCATTACCTGGAGCCCAGTTTGAACCATTCCATATCAATACTTGACCACTAGTTGGTGCAGCAGTTGAAGTATCAACATCTGAAAGTACATCAATACTATCAGTAGTTTCAACCATTGCAGAAATTGCAGCAGGTTGTACAGCTGAATCAGCTTTAGTACCTTGTGCACTTGTAGCAAAACCAGAAGCCGCAGTAATAGAGTAAGTTCCAGATCCATCAGTAGTCATAAGACCTGCTGAACTAAAGTCACCATCTACAACAACATCAGCGTGAGATGTTTCAGATTGTAAAGCACTAGCAGCTAAAGCACCTTGAGCAGCAGTAGCATAAGCAGAAGCGGCAGTAGTTGCAGCAGTACCTAAACCTAAAGTAGTTCTTGCAGTTGCAGCATCAGCGTCATCAACTAGAGTTAATCCAAATGTAGATACAGCAGAAGATGCTAATTTATTTGTGATTGCAGCATTTAAAGTATCATATACAGCAGCGTCATCATTGATAGCAGTAGCAATTTCTTCTAAAGTATCAAGAGTTCCTGGAGCAGATCCAACTAAGTTATTGATTGCAGTTGATACATCTGTAGTAGTTGCATAATTTGAATCATTTGTAAAAGTTGAGATGTTAGTAGGTGCACCAGTTAAATCACCGTAAGCACCACTTGTAGCAACAGTAGCTAAAGCTGAAGTAGCAACCTTAGCAGCTAACGCAGCAGTTAAACCTGTAACTTGAGATTCAGCAATTGTTAAAGCCGTTTGATGGGCTGTAACATCACTCTCAGATACAGATTGTAAAGCTGAATCAGCTTTCGTTCCTTGAGCACTTGTTGCCAGGTGCCCGTATCTTATAGTATTATAAGTCGACATTTTATTTATTTCCTTTTAATTAATTAATTATCTTTCAGTTAATACCCAACCATAAGTGTTTACAAATAATAATTCAACAGCGGCTCTATTTAAAGCTACAGTTAAATCACTTGCATCTCCTTGTATTGTATTATTATTTCTATTTATTGTTAAATTATTAGTAGATAGATTATTACCAATATCTATTATTTTTATTCTTTGTCCATTACTAGGCGAAGCAGGTAATGTAGCAGTTATAGTATTATTTGTTGTGTCTATTAAATATGCATTAAAGTCTGTAGATGTTGCAATACTAAAACTTGAAACCTTAGTCGCAAGATCTATTATCATTCCACCTGAACCACTTGAACCAGAAGTACTAGCTATATTCGATTTAGATATAGTTGGTATTTGTGCATAAGTTCTACCAGTTCCACCATCATTTCTAATACCATGAAATAGATGTATAGGAGCACCACTACCATTAGCTTGAGCAGTAGCTATTAACTCATTTTCAACTTCAGACCAAATTTGAATACTATGATCAGCATAATATCTAAGACTAATCATACCTACTGGATTATTAACACCTATTCTTCTATATGAAGGTATAGATCCACCACCTGCAGTAAAGTAACCATCAGTAGAACTACTTGGTGAACCCGCTGCTGAAGTATTAAAATTATAATCAGGGCCAATAATACTTTCATTAGTTTGATATTGAAATCTATTTACTAGTAAAGTATCTGCATTTGTAACAGCCGAACTATTGTTTGTATAATTAGTTCCAAAATAATCTCCTCGAGCCACTAAATTTAAATTAATATTTATTTGCTCACCTGGAGATATAGATATACCACTTTTAATAACTGTATGATTTTCAACACCATTTTTAACACCATCTTCTGAATTATCAAAGTCATGTGCAACTTCCCAGATAAAGTTAGTATTAGTTATAGCACCATTAGGGAATGTAGCATTAGACCAACCACCAAATTGTACTTTAAAAGAAGTTACAGATAATGGAGTAATTGTTTTAGCAATTGTAAATTCATTACCACCACTTCTATCTATTAATTCTAAATGACCATCACTTAAAAATCTAAGAGATAAAGGTGAATTGTTTGCAACTGAATAACTTGTACCTGATTGAAAAGAATCTACATCTGTGTTTGTACTATTTACAAATGTTCCAGTACCATCTCTAAAATCAAATACTGTATTCCAATTTGTATCAACTACTTGACCACCATTAAATGCAGTAGCAGCTTGAGCACCATCCCAAATACCTAATCTAAATTGTCGATCAGTGGTCATATTAAAGTTAAATTCAGATCCTCTTTCTAATTCTTCACCCCAATAGAAAGGCCCTTGATTCCATACTGTACTAGTCATTGTTGAAACACCAACTGGATCATCAGCATTAGTGCCGTATGATATATACCATTGGTTACTTCCTGAAACCATTCCAACAGGATTGATTAAAGTAGAAGCATCAATACTAACTGTTGAAGAATCAGATTTAGTTAATACTAAATTAGTACCAACAATTGCACCACTTGATACTGACGGGCCACCACTAGTAGCTGTAGAAGCAATCTCTCCAGAAGCACTAATAGTAATATTATTACCCGCAGTTAAAGCAGATACAACATTAGTTGTGTCAGTAACATCAGCTAAAGATTCAATAGCATTTAACTTAGCTAAATTAGCATCTGTTAAAGAATTGGTATCAGCATTATTTTCATAAGCAGTTTTAACTTCAGCATCAGTCATTGAACTTGAACTAGCAGTAGATGCAATTGTACCATCATTAGCAATAGTAATATTAGCACCCGCTGTTAATGCAGCAACAACGTTAGCTGTATCTGTTACATCAGCAGCAGTTTCAATACCAGTTAGTTTAGTTTTCTCAGCATCTGTAAAAGCATTTGTATTAGATTCAGCTTCATATGCAGTTTTAATTTGTGATGCACTTATAGATCCTGTTTGACCAACAACACTTAAAACAGCATTTGTAGGAGTTGCTAATAATGTGTAGTCAGCCATAGTTCCTGCACTACCACCATTATGCATATAAGATTCATTAAGATCAGTTCTAACAACAACATCACCTTCTTGTAATGATAATGCTAATTGAGCAGATTCACTTGTAGCTGTTCTTACACTTGTTAA